ACCGCTCAAATCACCAAACCCCCCCCCCCCCCCCTAAGTTGCCACCAGGGCGGAGGTCGGCGTAGGGCTTGCTAGGACTCGCACTCCGCCAGGCAGGACGCATACCCCGCCAGGTCGATCGGCGTGTCGGCCGACTTCGCCGGGCCGCGGTGCCGAGCCAGCTTGTCGATAATCATGATCTGAGCCCAGTCCGCCTCGGTCAGCGGCTCGCGGAGCTTGTCGGCCAAGAGGCCGTTCAGCATTTGGACCGTCCGCGAGAAATGCTCCCGCGGCGGGCCGTAGGTATCGCGGCGGTTGCGAACGACCTCGAGGGCGTCGACGAGCATCTTCTCCGCCGGGGTCTCGGCGATTCGGGCGACAGACATTTTTTCCTCCTGGAGCGTGCGGACCATCTGGACGAGATGAACGACGTAAGAGGCTAGGGTCCCGGACGTTCCCGTCCATGCCCCGGAAAACACCCGCGCCCGCTGCTCCGCCTCGACGAGCTCGTCCTCGGTGAGCCAGTGCATTAACTCGACCGGACCTTCCCGTCGACAATCCGCAGATTCTCTACGTCGAACTCTCCGCCCTTGTGTACGTCGACCGTCGCAAACCCGTGATTCCACCGATTGATCCGGGCATACTCCGGCGTGAGGTCGCACAGGCAGCCGGTCGACCAGCAGAAGGTTTCGGCGTGCCACATGTCGGGCTCCGAGTGTCCGCTCGTCTGGTGCTGGTGGCCGACGAGGATCGTCCCCTTCGTGCGCATCCACGCTCCCCGGGCTGGGTTGACCGGCGACGAGATGCCGCGTGGTAGTTCGTGGCCGTGCAGCACCGGCAGCTCGCCGAGCATGATCGGCCGCTGGTCTTCGACGAGGCCGATCCCGAGGTCGTCGAGTTTGAACCAGGCCCGGAGCCCCATCTCCGGCTCGTCGCTGATCTCCGGGGCGTGTTGCCAAAGCCAGTGGTTCCACCGCTCTTCGTGGTTGCCCAACTTGGCGACGATCGGGATCCGCGGGAACGACGCCCGCAGCCACTCGAGGAGCTGCCGCACTTGCCGCAGCTCGCCTTTGAAGTCCCGCTCGCTGGGCTTCTTCGTCCACCGGGAGATCGAGTAGAAGTCGGCGAAGTCACCGTTAAGGAGGAGCGCCTTGATCCGCTTTTTCTTCAGGTAGTCGACCGCGGCCCCGAGGGCCTGCTCATGGTGATATGGTACGTGGATGTCCGAGAGGATCCCGACGAGCCCGCAGACGCCCAGGTCGTGCGGCTGCCACGACGGGGCCTTGGAGGTCGGCATCGCGACGCCCTGGCCGGGGGCGCGGGAGTTACGCTGGGAGGCCCGCGCCACAGGCGTTGCGATCTTCCTCTTGTGGTCGCCCATTTGACCTAGGAGGTAGCGAACCCGGCAGGAGGCGGCGTTCAGCGTGATGGCCCCGCCGCTCTCGGCGACAAGGCGGCGGGCCAGCCCACGGGCCGGGTGGTCCGGGTGCCGCCGGACCAGGCGGCGGGCGATCTTCGCGATCTCGTCGAGCGGTGGCGGCATCCTTGCCTCCTTTGGGGGAAATTGTCCGCGGTTCCGGGCGTGAGGCTAGGCCTAGTCCCCAACGTAAAACCGCTTCGCCGCGATCAGCGCGTTCCGCGCGTCGATCTGGACGCGGTTCCCGACCTCGTTCAACCACTTCTGCCGCCCGGCGCAGCCACACCCACCGGGCTTGCCTTCCGTGCGGGTCAACTTCTCGACCCGCTCCTTCGTAATGCCGATAGCCGTGAGCCCCCGTTCTACGAGGTCGCCGATCGGGATGGGCCGCCAGGCCTGCTCCGGCACGGGGCGACACTCGCGGTACGTCGGGAGACGCTTCGCGACGTAGCCGCAGGTCGGGCAGGTCATCGCCGGGTTGTTGAAGTCGCAGAGAGATGTCATGGGTTGATCGTGATGGTCGCTATGCCCTTCCACGGGCGATCTGTCCAACGTTGCAACACACCATTGCGATAGAATTGATAATCTGCCTCTGTTCCAAGAGGAGTATTCGGGTCAGTCCAGTCGGCCGGGGCGGACTCATGCTCAGAGAAGAACTTGTAATAGTTCAACCAGACGTATTCCCCTCCCCAAAAAAACATTCCGCTCGGCGTGCCTCCGCACCGGCCTGCAACAAAGTCTCTATAGCTGTTGCAGGGGCCGTCGTACGGAATATGCTCCCGCACCCAAGACCAGTACGTATTCTCGGCTTGGCACGGGTCAACTCCGGCCTGCTGCTGCTTCCATTCCAAAAACATTGATTGAGGCGGAGAGCCGATATGAAGCGGTATGGACCCGCCTCCAAGCTGGTTCATAGTGACCTGCCTTTCCAGAGGTCTGTCGAAGTGGAACGCCCCTGACGGCGCGCACGACGGCGCATCTACAGTGCATCGCACGCATTGGCTCGACGTTCCGCAAGTCCTCTGGTCAGCCAGATTGTCGAGATAGACAAGAGTCTCGCACTTTTTGATGCACTGGTCGCAGTCTTCGCTGCATAGACCAAGTGCCACAGAAATGCTTTGACCATACGCCCAACCCAACCCAGCACCAAACCTACTCAAGACGTACGTTCCGTCTGGTGGAAGTTTCGCTTGTCCAGAAGACCACTGCAATTGGGCCTCTATCTCCTGTGGTACGTCCTCCTCTCCTTGGCAGCACGGGTGGCAAGAGTTGTTTGCTTTGTAGAGCGTGTCGTACTCGCCGCCAGCCGAGACAGTCGCCGTAGCGCCGCCGCTCGCGGAGAACGAGACGCCAGACCAATCGCTACAGTTGGTGACGTTGCCGCTCGCAGCGAACGACGTGTTGCACTGCGTTGCGTTGTTTGTCTCGGACGACAACTCCGTGAGCAGGCTTAGCGTCGGAGGAGCGCTCGGCCCGTTGTATTGAAGGGCCACAAGGCCTTTCGCGCCGCGATTATTCCACCCCCCGCACATGCGGTGCTGGTAGTAGCACGCGTCGCCGCTGCCGTAGTTCAATCGCTTGAGAACTACCGGCTTTCCGTTCCAGTACCAGCCGCAACACTTCGTATTCCGCCACTGCCACGCGAGGTAGTTGGTGCCGCCATTGCCAACCGAGACGCCCGTGATCTTGCCGAAGTTTGCGCTCGCCGTGTCGCTGTTGACGGTGGCCGTGAGCGTCGCCCCGGTGCCGTTGCTCGGTGCCGTTTGCGACACGCCAACCGTCACGGTGGCAACGTATGGCGAGAGGCTCGCGTCCTCGCGGAAATACTTGCCGCCTGCCTCTACGCTGATGCCGGAAATCTCGCCCGCGTCGCGGTAGTAGGTGCCGCCGCCACCCCACCCAAACTCGACGCTCTGGATGATGCCGTTCGACTTGAAGTATTCCCCGCCCCAGTAAACGGCGATGCCGGTGATCGCCCCGCTTCCGTCCACCGACGTTACCTCGGCGTAAGCGCCGTAGCCTTCGCCATCTGTCACCGTGACGTTGACCGGATCGAGCTCCGCGTAGCCGCTGCCGCCGTTCGTGATCGAGATGCCCGAGAGATACCAGTAGGTCTGCCCGTCCCAGCCGGTGGCCGACGCGAGCGATGCCGACAACGACGCGCCGCTCCCCGAACCGCCAGCGCTCGCCGAGACAGTCGGGGCCACGCGGCCGGAGTAGAAGACGACATCGGCAGATTGCTCCTCCGTATCGCCGCTGGCTACGTCGAAATTCAGGTATCCGCTCGCCGGGTAGCCGGTGCCGCCGTTCGTCACGGTGACGCCCGTCACGCTCCAGGTTTGCGGCGTCGTGCCGTTGGGCGCGATCGTCACGCCGAAGGTTGCACCGCTGCCGCCGGATGCTGACGCCGTGACGGTGGGTGCCGTCCGCACCGTGCGGATCGTCGCCGCTGCGCCTTGCTCCACGGTGTCGCCCTCGGCGACGTTGAATGTGATCTGATCGCCGTCAACGTAGCCGCTCGTCGTGCCGGTGAACGTGACGCCCGTCACGCTCCACGACGGAATACCGTTGGCGTCGTTCGCTGATGTCGTGCTTACAGAGAACGTCGCGCCGGTGCCGCTGCCGCCCGACGCCGTGATCGTCGGTGCCACGCGACCCAGCTTCGCATACCCGCTGCCCCCGTTAGCGAGGCTCACCGACGAGATCGGCCCCTTGTCGGTCGCAGGATCGCCGCCGGGGGCCGTGACTTTGCCAGCCGCGCCGCTGCCGTAGGGTGCTGAGAAGGTGAGGAGGCAGAGGTCGGGGCCGGGGGTGCGGTCCTGTAGGCCGTTGAATGTAACTGTGAGCGTTTCGGGCAGTTCGCCCTCGGTGCATTGGGTGCAAGGGTTAGAGACACATTGGCCGCCCACGCATGCGCAGCCCGGCGAGCAATCGCCGCTAGTCGTGCATGTCCCAGAGCATTTGTTACAGCACGGCGAGCAGCCTGATCCGAGCATGACCCCCACCGGATACATGCCCGCCGCGAACGCGAGTACGAGCCACGCCAGGAGCGATGGCGGATCGGCCGAGACGATGGCGGCGAGGAGGTCTAGCATCAGCACTCCGCCGCGATGAGCATCCAGGTGTCGTCGACCTTGGCGCAGGCGACGCGCTTCGTGCCGCTCGTCACTGTAACGGCTGCAAAATAGTTCTTGGCCGTAAACGTGGATGCCGGGCTCTTGGCCGAGCCGTCGCCGTTTTGCTCCGTGACGGTGGCTGTTGCGCCCTTGGCCCACGTTGCCGAGATCGTGCCGAGTCGAACGGCGGGATCAGCCTCTTCTGCCCCAGCCGTCCGCATCGGCGGCGCGTGAATGTCGCGGCTGCCTCGCTCGTACGCAGAGACGGCGCGGCCCACCCGGCGGGCGGCATCCGCCGTCAGCATTACCGGCCGGTCCTGTCGGTTTGCGCGGGCGCGTGCCATGTGTGCTAGGAGGGCGTGTAGATCTCGCCGAAGACACTCCCAAAGTTTTGTGTCTTGTAAACTTCGACGCCTACACCGTTGACGACCTGCGGCGGAGAGCCTGGCGGCAGTGCTACTCCGTCAGCCAGGGCTACGGGTTGCCGGGTAGGCTTTTTGTCGACGGTGTAAATCGTCTTCCGCTTGTCGCCGCTCGCGCTCGGCGTCCCGTTAACGTCGCAGCGTTCGTGAAAGCCAACGTCCCAGGGCTTCAAGTCCCAGGTGTCCTCCCGGTAGGCAAACTCCCACGTTACCTCCCAATAGACCATTGTCGCGGAGGCGACATTTTCAGAGCCGACCTTCGCCGAACATCCCTGGCACTTCCAAGTCCGCGGCGCGCCACCGTTCCATGTGTCCGAGTTAACGGCGTTGGTGTAAGTCCTGGCCGTAGAGGTCCAGCTTGTATGCGACGGGTAGTAACCGACCACCGTAAGCCGAAACTCCGCCTCCTCCTTCTCCAGGCCTTCGAGCGGGTCGCCTGCGCTGTTGGTGATGATGTCGCCGTCTTTGTCCTTGTAGCACGGGGCCGTCACGACCGAACTCCCAGCCGACCAGATCGGCTGCTTCATTAGCGTCGCGATGCTATTCGGCATCTCTTCGTCGCTGGCGGCCTGATTGTCGACCGGAGGCACCTGGTAGGTAACGGAGTAGGTGTAAAGGAGCCCCGTGTCGTCGACGGGCTTTGTGTCGAACTCCAGCGCCTTACAGCTCGCGTCGTCAGGGTGTGCATCCAGCCACCCAATGCCTGCGGCGTTTGTGATGTCCGGCAGCGAGGTCGAGGGGTCGTCCACGCGAATGAGCCAGGCCCGCTTATATACGTAGGTCTCGCCGTACTTGCCCGCCTGGGATCGCTCTCTCGGCAGCTCTCGGCACCACACAACGGCCATGCGTTAGGCTCCTGCGGCTGGGGCTAGGTCGATCGCCTCGACATCGAGGCCTAGGTCGAGGGCTTCCACCGCCCGGGCTGTGCGCTCGGTGGCGTCGGCGATCCGCTCTTCAGCGTTGCCAGCGTCGCCCCGCATAAGGCGAAACATTTCCGCCACGCCCTCGCGGCTGCGGGAGTCGACGCCCTTCAGAGCCTCGTTAACCTTGCTGGCGTTGATGTCGACGGCCTGCTTGACCTCGACCGACTTCGGGACGGCGGTGTCGACCTGGCTCGCGGCACTGCGGGCGCGCTCGATCGCGGCGTCGAGCGATGTCGTGAGCGGACCGGCGACAGCCTCGCCGAGGCTCCCCGCCTGCGTCCTACTTCCATCGAGAGCGGCGGAAAAACTTTCCCCGGCCCCATTGAATGACGCGGCAATGTCTTTGTTTAGCTGCTGGTTGAAGCCTTGCAGGGAGGCGAGCGCCGTATCGAGCCCCGAGGTGTCGAAGCCGAGAGCCTCCGCCGCCCCGCGGACCCCGGTCAAGATCGCCTCGCCAATCGCCGAGAACGTGCCGACCAGCGTCAGGAAGGCCCCTTGTAGGAATTGACCGATCGCGGAAAAGACAGTGCCGACTTGTTGGCCGGTCTGAAACACACTGTTCCACTGCCCGCCCACTTGCGAGACGTATGCCCAGACGCTCGAGAGATTCTGAATTAAAACGTCGCCGATCTGGGCCAGGAACCTTGCCCCTTGGAGGATGCCATCCCCGATCGTCTGGCCGATCGTCGCCCCGCCCACGGTTCCGATGAGGTCCGAGAACTGCGACGAGACGCTCTCGATCGCCGGGGCGAGGTAGGCGACGACCTGCTGGATAACGCCGGAGATCGCCTGCTGCGCCCGGTCGAAGGAGTCGCCCATCGCGTCGACGTTGTCGGCCTGGGCCTGCGAGAGGGCGAGGCCGAACCGCTGCGCCTCCGCCGTCGCCGCCTGGATGCCTGCGGCCCCGCCGTTGAAGATGGGCATTAGGGAGGCCCCGGACCGGCCGAAAAGCCGGACCGCGGCAGCCGACCGCTCGGCCTCGGTCGGGATCTCGGAGATCGCCTGGGCGATCGCCTGGAACCGATCGGAGGCCGACATCCCATTGAGCTGGTCGACCGACAGGCCGATCGCGTCAAACGCAGCCGCGGCCGTCTTCGAGCCTCCGGCCGCCTTCGCGAAGGCGACATCGGCCTTGGTGAGCGCGGCCCCGATCGTCTCCATCGAGACGCCCACCAGGGCTCCGGCGTTGGAGAGCCCGGCCAGCTCGGCGAACGTGAGGCCGAGCCGCTGGGCCATGAGGTTGGTGGAGTCGATGACTTCGGCCTGAGCCGCTCCCATGCCGATGAGCGAGCGAATCGCCTGCGAGGCCCCGCTTGCGATCGATCCGAAGAGCTGCGCGCCGGAGATCGCGGTCAGCGTCCCGAGCCCGGAGCGGAGGCCCTTTACGTCGGCCTCGAGCCTTTTCATCGACGAGGAGGCCTGGTTCACGCCAGCGGTTAGGCCGCTGGTCGATGCCGTGAAGACCGCCCGCACTTTGCCGATTGTGCTCGCCATGCTACTTGCCCTGTTGCTTTAACTGCTCCGCGAAGCCCGGAATCTTCGACAACTCCCGAAGCATTTCCTCTTCCGTCTGCGTTGGCCTGCTGGGGTCGTAGGTCGGAAGAAACATCTCCTCGGCGTCTTCCTTGACCTTCGCCCCGTTGGCTGCCGCCAGACTCACCGCGAGCCGGGCCGTGCGACGCCAATCGTCACCGAACGGGCAGACACGGTAGAAGGCGATCCAGCGGGCGACCTGGCTAAGTGTGATCTCCTGTTTCCATTCCTCGACGTTCCAGATCTGATGCGCGAGGGCCAGCCGGTAGAGGAAGAGGTCGAGCATCCCCTCCCGGCTTCTTAGTTTCCCTCGAGCTCCTTTACCTCTTCCTCAGTGATCCGCATGAGCGCGATCCCGCGCTCCCAAATCCGTTGCAGGGCCGCGGCCGACTTCTCGCCCAGGGCCGTTACTTCGGCCTGGCTGAAAATCAGTTTGCCGCCCTCGTCGCACAGGAGCATCGACGCAAGCTTCGCCCGCCATACCGACTTCGGCTTCGTGTTGTGCTCTTGGCAGTAGAGCTCCCAGGCGTCGCGGTCGTTCGCGGTCGGACGCCGCAGGAGGACGATGTCGTTCCACTCCGGCACTTCAAGGCGGACGGGCTCGCCCAGGTCGGCGATTTTGAGGATGGCATCTTTGCTGGTTAGAGGCATGGGCTAGCTCCCGGTAAAGGCGAAGGTCGCGGACCCGCGCAGCAACTCGCCGACCGACGCTTCGACCTCGTAGCTTTCGAGGCAGGCCTCGCCGCTCATCGACCCGCCAGGGGTCGAGAAGGAGAGCGAGCCCTTTTGGCCGATGCTGGTCGGGGAGTAGGGCGGCATGCCTAACAGCCTGACCGTAACGGAGCCTGGTTCAATGCCCAGGCAATCGGCCTGTTTCCGGATTCTGGAATTGCCGGAAGACCCGACGAGCGAGCTCGCGGCGCTCGTGATGTCGGCCATAACGGCCGAACCGCCGGAGCCGGTGACTCCGATCAAAGAGCCGATCGGAGAACCGGCAAACGATACGGTCGTTCCTTGCGAGAGTTGCGACACGTTAGCCTCCGGCCTGGAGGCCTACTCGCTGGGAATCGAGACGTAGGTCGCCGTGCCTTTGACCAGCTCGCCGACCGCGTACTCGATCTCCGCTTCGGTGCATTTGAAGTCCTGCCCGGCGTAGGTGATCGTGTCGCCAGCGGTCGGCGGCGTCTCGGAGAGATAGGAGCAGGTGATCGTAGTCGTAACGCCGTTGACCGCCGCGGCCCCCGGATCGGGCAGGCCGTCGACGTAGACGCGATCGGAGCCGACCGCCAGGTCGAGCGTCGAGGCGTCGAGCTTGTTAGACGAGCTCGTCGGGTCGATGCCGGTCTTTGAAACCTTGACGTTAGTCAGGCCGGAAGGAAGGCCGGAAAATGTGGTTCCCTGTGCTGGCGTTGGCATGTGTCGCGATGCTCCCTGTTACGGTGCGGGCGGCTCTTTGTAGACGTAGGTTGCGGTTCCCTTGATGAAGTCGCCGACCGCGTACTCCGTCTCGACCTCCGAGCAGATCCAGCCGGTCGCCTCCGCGTTACTGTTGACTGCGGGAGCCGTGCCGAAGAAGGCGACCGTAACCGTCTGCGTGATGCCGTCGGTGGCACCGGAGCCAGCGTCGACGAGCGGGGCCTCGGCGTAGACGCGAGTGTCGTCGGCCAGCGTGGTTACGTCGACCTTGTTCGACGAGCTCGACGGGTCGGCGGCGCTGGTCGAAACCTTTACGTTGGTGCATCCGGCGGGCAGCGTCAGGCCCGCGATTGTCGGCATGCCGGAGAGCGCCATTCTCGTTACTCCTGCCAGCGGATTAGGTACGTCTGGGAAATGACGTACGTCGGTTTGTCGCGACCGTCGAAGTAGACGGGATCGCCGTCGGCCTCTTCGGTCAGCTCTACGTCGTCGATTGTGGAGCCCTCCGCGATGCCGCTGAAGTCTGCGACGGCCCCGCGCACCAGGTCCGCTAGGGCCTTCGCGTCGGTGTAACCGTCGGCGTAGATCTCCACCGCGAACGTGCCGACCGGAGCCCCGGCCGAGCCGTTGAGGTCGCGCTCGCGGGCCGTCGACGAGCGGGAGTAAAGGACGTAGGGCGGGGCCACCGTCTCCGGTGCCTGGAGCGGATAGGCCGCGCAGTCGGCGGCGTCTTCAATCGCACTGCGGAGCCATGCTTCGGGACTTGCCATGCGTCACCCCTGGTAGCCTTTGTTTTTGCCGCCCGCGACTTCCTTGGCCGCCTTCTCCAGGGCGAGAGCCATCTCCCCCGCGAGCTTCTTCGAGGTCTTCGGGGCGATCTCCGCCATCGACCTTTGCACCATCCGCCGGGGCTCGAGGCCGCGGGAGGTGCCGAACTCAAGCCAGATCGCCTTTTTGCTTTCGTTCCCGTGCTTGTAGCCGAGCGTGCCGACGACGACGCCGTCCTTGTTGCGGCCGATGTATTTCGCTCGCGTCGTGACAGCCCGCCGCAGAGCCCCGCCGCGTACCTTGCGGAGCTTGCCGCTCCCGGCCGTGAACTGCCCGCGGGCGTTCCTGGTCTTCGCCGAGCGGACGACCTTCGTCCCGCCCTTCGGCGTGTTCTTCCTTAGTACCGGGACGCCTTCCTTCAGCGCCCGCCGCATGGCGGCCTGGAGGTGCTTCTTCGCGATGTGCCGCGGCAGCTCGGCGTAGGACTGCATGAGCGCCCCGATCTCGCCTTCGACCGTCTTCCAGTTAAGGGAGATCATGTGGCTTGCTCCTCGACCGTGAGCTCGTGCTCCTCGCGGTGGCCCCGCTCGACGACGCTCGAGATGTAGAGAAGGCGATTGTCCCGCGAGACCCACCGCAGCCGGTGCTGGCCGGTAAGGCCCGGGTAGAAGCGGATCCGGACGGTCGCCGAGACCGTGCCGCCAATCTGCCCGCGGCGGTCCTGCTCCGAGTAGGAGAGGGCCTCGTAGGAGCCGCGGCGGCGGCCGATCTCGTTCCACTCCTGGACGCTCTCGCCGAGCGCGTTCCGCGTCTCGGTCGGGGCTTCAATCGCGAACGTCTCGCGGAGCAGTCCGGCGGGTAGTGGCATTACCAGCTCCCGTTAACGGATTCGCTCGCGAGGAGAACTTCGACGCCCATCGGCAACTCCCCGACCCCCTCGGTCGTCGCGGCCTCGCGGTGGGCGTAGAGGTGGCCGACGATCAAGAGCAGGGCGGAGCGGAGCTGGGGGGCGACCGCGGCGGCTGTCGCGTTGCCTGCCCAGTAGGTTACGACCACTTCGTCGGCGGGCCGCTCGTCGAGCTCGAGCTCGGCCGGGCGGGCGTCCTCCTCGAGCGTGTAGTCGCTGGCCGAGAGGGCCTCGCCGCCGACCGTGACGGAGAGCGGGTAGTCCTCGCCCGTGAGCAGGGGCGGATTGGGCAGCTCGAGGAACGTCGCCCCGGCGGACCACTTCGCCCGGTACTGCTGGGCGACGAGGGCGATCCCGAGCCGCTGCTCGATCAGTCGGCGGCCGGTGGCGATCAAGGCCGAGACGAGGGCGTCGTCGTCGGTCTGGTCGGCCATGAGCCGAAGGTGTGCCTTGGCTTCCGCCAGGCTGACCGGCTCGACCGTGGGCAGCGTAACGAGGCGGACCGTACGCGGCTTCATGCTCGCCTCCTAGCGTGTCTCGACTTTGGCCGTCGCGGCGACCGACCTCTCCGGATTGCTCGTCGGCAGCGACCGCTGCGCCTCGGCGACCGCCGTCCCGTTCCCGACCAGAAACTCCGCCAGGCCGGGGGTCGCCTGAATGACCGACCCCGCCCGATAACCGCGATAGGACTTCAGGAGGCGGAGGGTGTGCATAAATAGGGATGCCCCGGGGCGGCATCCCTGCCACCCCGGGGCGACCTAGGAGGACTGCTGGACTTAGTCGACGATGAGCTTCGCCACGAACGAGGCGTCGTGGTTGGCGATGCCGACCCGCTGCGTGCCGCGGAAGAGGACGCCGTCCTTCGCGAAGGCGGCGTGCTCGCTCGCTGCGACCTGAAGGCCGTTGGCCTTGTAGGCCACGGCGGTCGCCATCGAGAAGTCGCCGTAGAGGGCGAGCGTCCCTTCGGGCAGGCCGAGGCACTTGTAGACCGGCGAGCCCATGACGAGCGGGAGGACCCGGTCGCCGATGGTCGTCGACTGCGTGACGATGGAGGCCTTCATGATGTGAGCCCAACCGGCCGAGCTCACCACCCAGGCGGTATTCATCGCCCGGGCGTCCACCTTGCCAACGAGCTCGGCGAGGTCGACGCCGTCGTTGTCGACGCCAGCCGCCACGGTGTTGCCCGAGGAGACCTCGGAGACGAGGCCGTCGATGCCCTTACCGGCATCGCCTTGGAGCCACACGGTGTCGACCTTCTTCGCGATCGCCAGGCCGAAGCGGTTCGCCACGGTCTGCGCGAGGTTCACGACGGCGGCCGAGTCCTGAACGAGCTCGTTCGAGATCTCGATCGTGCGGCCCATCTTGTGCAGCAGGATTTCGACCTTATCGGTCGTCATCTCGTCGCCCGTGATGGTCTCGAGCTCGTCGAACCACTGCGCCTCGATCTCGCCGATCTTCGGCACGACGATCGAATTCGAGCTCGTCTGGTAGCCGCTGGCGAGCTGGAGGCCCACCGAGGCGTAGCCGAGCACGTCGATGAAGCCGTTGTAGAGCTCGGCCGACACCAGCTCGGCACCCTTGCCGTCATAGGTCGGGCTCGTCTCGCCCATCGACCGCAGCTCGCCGCGGGCGAGGGCCTGGAGGAACCGGCCCGCGTTGGCGGCCGCTTCCACGCTGCCGAAGCCGCGGAGGCTCTGCGACTTGCCGGGCATCACATGCACGGCCGGGGCCTTCCGCTTCTCGGTGGCCTTCTCGACATCGGCCCGGCTGTCCGTCGCGAGCGCGGCCCGGAGGCCTTCGGACGCGGCGGCCCGCTTCGACTCGAGGGCGTGCTGCTTGTTGATCTCGGCGACGAGCTCTTCGCCGCGGGCGACGGCCTGGTCGAGGTTGCCGTTGATCGTCGCCGCTTCCGCATCGTCGGCGGGAGTCATGGCGCGGAGGGTGTCGATCTCGGTCGCGACCTTCGCGGCCTCATCCTGCAACTTGCGGAGAGCGATAGACATCGTGAACTTCCTTGTTCGAGGATCTGGGGGAACCGAACGCGAGACTATGGCGAGAGCGCGCCGCCGCTGAAGTTGCCGCGTACTAGCGGAGAACGCTTTTCGGGCATTGCCCGTCGGGGCAGCCCTTGCCGCCCTTGCACTTGCAGCTAGCCGGGCAGGGGCAGGGCGTGCGGTGGCCGTCGCCGTGGACGATGACGCCCGTACCCTTGCACTCGCCGCAGCATTTGCCCGGCGTCGGGGACGGGGCCGGGGGAGCCGTGTCGATCGCCAGGGACGCGCGGGCCGCCGCGACCGCTGCCGCGGCCTTCGGGTGCTCGCGGCCGATGGCGGCCGGGTCGGCCGTCAGCCAGACGAGGAACGCGATGAACGCTTCCCACATGGCTACCATCCCTCCCCGTGGTTCACGACCTGGTAGCCGTCCTCGCCGACGGGCGGCGCGTGGACGAGATGCCGCTCCTCCTGGGCCGGGGGCTTCTCGGCGACCAGGGCGATCCAGAGGAACGACTTGGCGGCCCGGGCGATCCAGCGGAGGACCGGGCGGTCCGGGGCCGGGGGCGACGGGCTCGAGGAGCCGGAGGCGAAGTAGCCGACCGCGAACGCGGCGACGATGGCGAGCAGGGTCTTCCGGTCGATCGTCATTCGTCACCTCTCATCGAAAGCGTTTCCACCGGGGGCGGGGAAAACCAGTTGCCGTTATGAAGGTCGCGCCACTTGAAGCCGGTCTCGACGGAGCCGATCGCGTAGGAGTCGCCCTGGCCGAGAATCCGCTCCGCGTCGGGCCGCGTGATCCAGAAGGTGCCGTCGGGTTGATCGGCCGGGAACTTCCCACCGCCGACGTAGTTCCCCCACGAATTGCAAACGAGCACGCCGTCCCGCGGGCGTGTCGTCCCCGGCGGGGCGTTCTTCGCGAACCTCACGCCGATTATTGCCATCTGGTGCATCCATGTACCGGAGGCCGCACAGAATCCGTCGGCGTCGCGTGGGCCGCTGTTGAAGCCGACAGAGCTGGCGATCGTCACCGGGAAGCCGGAGCCGATCGCGGCGACGAGCTCGGCCCAGGTGCGGACGGCGACAACGTGCTTGCAGGGGTGCCGCTTCGCGATCGTGTCGAGCCTGCCGCCGTCACCGCGGCCGCCGTTGCCGTAGGCTCCCCACTCCTTCGCCCGGTCGGCGGAGTAGACCGTGAGGTCGAGCCCTTCGTATTTCTGGCGATAGACGACGCCCCAATCTCGGAGCCACTTCGCCGCGCCCCAGCCGGTCGCCCCGTCCGAATAGCCACCGACGGGCGAGGCTCCGTCTCCGGGCCTGCCGCGGCTCTCGACGCGAGCTCCGCCGTAGATGCTTTCGGTGGCCGGGAGGAGCGGAGGCTCCGGCGATTGGCCGAGCTCCCAGGAGACCGACTCCGCGCAGTAGACGGCGTGCATGGCCCCCCATGAAACGCAGTCCCCTATGCCCTGCCTGCCGACAACGAACGGCTTTCCGTACCGGGCGCGGTGGGCCTTGTCCATTGCCCGATGGAGGAACGTGTCGACCTCCTCGGCCTTCGCCATAGCCTCGGCTCCGGCGTCGCGGAAGAGAGGTTGCGGCAGCTCGGAAAGGAACTCGCGGACGCCTTCGGGGTCCGGCGTGTAGCCGAACCGCTCGCCCGCTGGCGGGGCGGGGCGGGTCCACCATTCGAGAGCCAGGAGGAAGGCGACGCCCAGGAGGAGGGCGGCCGCCAGGATCCGGGCCGGATGCCGGTCAGCGTGACGCATCGGCGGCGGCCCTCCCGACCTCGCGATACGCGGCGATCCACTTGGCCCGCTGCTCCGGTGTCACTGGCCCGCCGGAGACTCCGGCCGCCTGGTCGAGGTATGCCTTGATCGCCTCGCGGGCGCGGGGGTGCTTCTCGCCCAGGCTCACACCCCGGCAGAGCAGGAGGCGGGCGCGGACCCGCAGCTCGTCGAACGAGACGCCCGTCTTCAGGAACGGCTCCGCCTGCATGCCGTCGAATTCGATCTCGCTCGCCAGCTCCTCGAGCAGGGCCGCGGTCGTCGCCGCGTCGGCGGCGGCGTCGGGGCCGACAAACTTCCCGCGGAGCGTGAACGACTCCGGGGCGGGCGGGGCGGGCGTCGGGGCCTCCGGCCGCGACGAGGCCCACGATACGAACGCGGCCGCGATGAGCGCCGCCGCTGCCACATGCCGCCCGTCGAGGTCCGGCCGCTGCCAGTGCTTCGCGTGCTCGACAAGCCACGGCCAGGCGAGGGCGGCGGCGGCGGCGAGGACCAGGAGGACGGAGATCATGTCGCGGCCCTCACGATCGGAAGGAGGGACTCGACCGCGCCGCTTGCCAGGGCGAGCACCAGCGAACGAATGGCGGGCCGGGCGAGAATCCAGAGCGGATACATCGCCAGCGGGACGCACTTATCGGCGAGCGTGTCGAAGAGGGCGGCGACGGCTTCGAGGGCGATCGCCTTCTTTTCGGCACCGGATAGCGTCGTGACCTGGTCGAGGGTCTGGATCGAGACGCGGAGCACGGCGACGGTCAACTCCCCAAACTCGACCCAGGAGATCCCGTCGCGGCTCGCCTCGCGGGCTGCGGCGATGAAGACCTGGACCCGCTCGGCAATCGTGACGTAGGGAGTCGCGGACCGAATGGCGCTATCGGAAATCATTTGGCCCTCCTCCAGACGGTGTCGGCCGGGACGAACCTCCGCTCCCGCGCCGGGCATGCGGTGCAGGCGAGGTACTGCAATTGCTCACGGCCGACGGGCCGCGAGCTGGCGACCTTCATCCGGCCGCCACACTTCGGGCATTTAGCGGAAGCCATGAGCGGAGATCCTCAGACGGGCAGCCGCCGCGGCCGCTTGCCGCGACGCAATCGCGAACCGCTTCTCGGTGGCCTGCTCCTCGAGGTCGCGGACCTCGCGGGCCGTCAGGTTCTCGGCCCGCCACTTTTCGAGCGAGCGAACCGCGACATTCGTAGCCGAGCCGTAGGCGGCATGCGTCACGACCGATACGTCATAGAGTCCCGAGAATTCCGAGATGGTTCGCGTCGTGTTGCCCTTCGCGTCCTGCTCCCACTTCTCGCCTTTTGCCGGATCCACGGTGAACGCGAAGGACGATCCGAACAAATCACGACGACGGATGAGCGTCATCAAATCTCGGCCGAGCGTCGTGTCCGGCGGGTCGATCTCGTAGTCGAGGCCGCGGTCGCTGGTCGCGAGCCGGAGCGTCCCGGCCGTCGTGCGGCCGAGCGGCTGCCCGGCGTGGTCGAAGAAGGCGACAACGTCGAGCTTCCGCTTCGAGAGGACGCGGTCGAAGGCCCCCGGCTGAATGATCTCCCGGAACCCGCCGAGGTCGAGCGAGAACTTCCCATAGGCGGCGGCGAGGCCGCGGATCTTCGGGG